TCTTCATCTTCTTCTTCCATCATGTCTTCATCTTCTTCTTCCATCATGTCTTCATCTTCTTCTTCCATCATGTCTTCATCTTCTTCTTCCATCATGTCGTCTTCTGAATCAAACTCGATTTCATACATAACTTCTTCATCTTGGTCCATGTCGAAATCTTCAACATCTCCGTCTTTTGAGAAAATAGCATTGATTACATCTTCTGTATCAACGTCCATTTCATCGATTTCATCTACGTGCATAGTTTCATCTAATTCTTCTTCCTCTTCTGACTCACCTAGCTTGATTAAATATTCTGTATTAGCTTCATCGTCTTTCAAGTGAATCTCATCATCATCCTTTTTTATGATGATTCCATCTTCGTCACTCATTGCTTTGAAAACTTTCAAAATTTCTTCATCTGAAGCATCAGTTAAATCTATTGGACTTTCTTCTGAATCCATATCCATGTCCATATCGAATTCCATGTCCATTTCCATATCATCATCATTATCAACAGGCATATCGGTATCGATATCTGTATCTAATTCAATCTCATCTTCCATATCTTGCTCTGATAGAGATTCTTTTACTAATTGGTTGATTTCTTCCTTCATAGTAGAAGCAAGTATTCCTTTTGCATTTTGGGCGATTGCCTCTTCAACATTTTTCATTTGAATTAACGCCTCTTGTACTAAGTTTTTATTTTCTTGCATGAAAAATCTATTTATTTTAACATATAAATAGTACCAAAATGAAAAAAATTCATCTCTTGGTACTTCTGTTTAGATTTATTGTCAATAAATAGTCTTAAAATAAAAAAAGTGGTCGTTTGACCACTTTAGTTTTTTTCATTTTAAAAATTTAGTTATTCGATTACTTCATCAATTTTACTTTCGGATACTGCCGTAATTCTCCAATCGTGAGTAAATCCTTCATATTTTTTTGTTACTTTTGCTTCTACATCAGTAACAGAAAAACCTTTAACCAATTTCTCTTCTCTTACTTTTTTAATTTTACCAGTGTTTTCGTCAGGAAAATCATACTGAATTTTTGCTACAAAATATTTTTCGTCCATAATTTTATTTTCTTAAAAAATCGTCTAATTTTTTCATTAAGTCAACTGACTTTTCAACATACTCATTATTTTGTTTAGAGTTTCTTTCTTCCTCTAAATTTTCTTCATACTTACTTCTTTCATCAGGGTTTGTGAACAAATAAGCACCTGGTGTTGAAGGTGATGATACCAAATCAAAACATATCAATTCAAAGTCATCTTGTACTTCATTTCTTTCACCAACTTTTTTTAATGACCCAACTCCTCTTGAAGAAATCCCTAAAGTTACACCTTGTCTCATTAAGTTAGCTGCTTGGTCTCCTTTTGTTGAAACTATACCTCTTTCGTGAAACCCTGGAGATGTCAATAATTTGAGTTTTCCCATGAGTATATTTTTATCCCACCATATGTCTGTGATGATGTGAGATACTCTGTCTAAGTCTATTAATGATGATTCAGGGTGATTTAATTCTGATGTTGACAAACCCTTAGAAATAGATTCTTTATATCTATCTGCTTCTCTTTTCAAAATCCTTTCAGGATATGTTCTACCATTTCTATTTGGAGTATCGTATTTTTGAAGAACCGCATAAAATTCGAATGGATTTCTATAATCTAAATTGGAGGCTTCTTTTAGAATGTCAATATTCTGTAGGTCTTTTGGTGAAACCCAACCCGCATCCATTTCAATCAATATACCGTGGCCAAGCTCGCTAGCTTCTAAAATTCTTAAATTTTTCATCTAATCTTTTAAGATAAATATACGGATTTAAATAGTTTGTTAGATTTCGTCTTTTTTAGAAATCGAAAAATCAAAGTATTTGTTTTTAATCACGTTATTTTTATAGATTGATTTAACAATATTTTTTATGGATTCTTTTAGTTCATCACACTTAAAATCCATATCACGTTGGGTATACAGATTGATTTCCAAATTAAAAAATGATTTTTTCCCTTTTGATATCCCACTTGTTCGAAGGTCCAAATCAACAATATTTTTTTCTTGAAAAATTTTTGAATCGATTGATTCAAAAACTGAATTTTTTATTTCTCTCCCTAAACCTGAAACAATTCGGTTCCAATTTTCTAATTCTTCTTTTGGTGTAACCCACGATTGAATATTTATATAAACCGATTTTAAGTTTTTGGAGTCTACTGTCCCATATTGAGACTTGATGGGGTTGAACAGGTTAAGTTTTACACTTTTTCCTTTTTTCATTAATAATGTTATTATGTATGTTTATTAATGAAATTATATACAATATATGTATGATTGTCAAAATTTTTTTATACTTGTGGATATTTCTAATATATGATAATAATAAAAATCACTCAGAGTAATCCTCTTGAGAAGGCTCTCAAGACCCTAAAGTCAAAAGTAATTAAAACAAAACAAAATCAGATTCTATTTGATAAAAAACAGTATACAAAAAAATCTGTACTTAGAAGAGCACAGATTCTGAAGGCAAAACATATTCAAGGTCTCAAAGACCAATCAAATTGATTCTTCCAAATTTTTTAACTTCAAAAAGTTTAATTGGTCGAATTTTTCAGATTTAATTTTTTCAATTGTTTCTAAAATTTTTGTTTTGATATCCTGTGAATCTTCATTATCTTGAAGTGCCGTTAATTTGGATATCGTACTTTCTCTTAGGGTTTCAAATTTTGTTTCTAATGTTTTGGAATCTTCAGAAACTATTTGAAAAAATTCTTTTTTGGAATTTTCGTCCAAATTAAGTATGTAATTATTAATGGTTTGATTCGCAACCGCAACCATAGAACTAATTGGAATATTTATATTTTCTTTAATAGATTCTTTTGTAGACGTAATAACCTTCAAAATATTTTTCTTTGCATTAACTCTTTCAAGTAAATCTACTCCTTGGGTATAAACTAAGGTGTCAATATCGGAATAATTATTTTCAGTTTTTTCGGAAAGTGTGATTGGAAGTTTAATACTTGACAAAACTTTGTTTAGTAAATTAATCCCTTCTTCAATAAAATATTTTGCATCTTGTTCACTTAACCCTTGGGGTGAACTTAGTTGGTCATATATTGCGTATGCTTTAGACATAGCATTATTATTCAAAACGTTGTGTTTGAATTCTCGCAAAGTCTTCTTGAATTCCATTTCATTTTTGTAGGATTGCAAGAGATTTTTTTCAATTAGGGATTTTACTGTTCCGAAGGTCATTGTGTCTTTTTCAAATAAATATTATGAATTTAATAACTTATCTAATTGTTTTGAAATTTCTCCTAAAGAATCTTGTGCCTGACCCAAATTTATTATTTGAGACCCGTCAATTAAATTATTTTCCACTAAAATGTTAAGGTCTTTTTTCCTTGATTCAGGTGTTATTTCTGATGGAGGTGGAGCTTCTTCTCCTCCTCCTGTTGGTGGTTCCTCAGCTCCTAAGTCAAGACCCGATGGCTCCCCTCCAAATGACGAAGGTGGAGGTCCTAATTCCTCTTCTCCATCCGTAGTTGTTTCGGCACCAGCCGTCGGAGTTGATCCTGTTTGACTACCATATAATTTGTCAATATTATCAAACAAACCAGTTTTGGTTATCACAGTTGGAGTTGCTTTGAGTTCTTCACCAACAGCTCTTTCGATTCTTTGTTGTTGTAGATCTAAACGAACTTCATCATCTGACCATCCAAATATGTGTTTCTTAGCCCATGTAGATGAAGTTGCCTGTATTCCATTTCCTGGATCGGAAACCAAATCTTTATACAATAATACTTTTTCTTTCCAAACATCAATCTTCAACAAATCTGCTTGAGTAGATGGATTTGTTAATCCGATTGTAAAATTTGAAAGTTCGTCTTCGAATCCTAATAAGAATAAATGTACAATTGCAATCTTATTAAGTTCAGCAATCATACTCTTTTGAATCCTGTTAATGGTACGAGCAAATCGAATATCTTGTAATGCCAAGTTTTTACCATCACCAACAACTTCTTCGAATCCTAAGAATGCTTTTGGTACACGAAGGGCGGTTAACAATTTCTTTTGAATATATTCAATATCGGCAATTTCAGATAAGTTAGTTGCTCCTGGTAATGTGGTAATTGGGTCAGGAGCCGCTGGGTCACGAACAGGTATAAAATAATCTTGGTCAACCGCCATTTGATTGAACCTCATATCGACATTACCTGTTTTATTGTCAACGACTTGTTCCCTCTTGAATTTGTTTGCAACACGTTGTACATAAGCCTCAACATCGTCATCATTCATGTTTCCAACGAACACCTTAAACATTCTTCTCTCAGGGGCTCTTGATGTACGATAAATCAACATAGCATCTTCAGAAAGGAGTAGTTGTTTCCAAATTCGTCTTGCTTTTTCTAACATGGAAGTTCCATATGGAAGTTTTCTGTCATCACCCAATAATCTGAAGTGAGCAATTTCCCAAGATTGGAATTCCATATTTTTATTTTTCCATGTGAAGTGTAACGCCTTTTTATCTTTATCTACTTCATTTTTTACATCGACAGATATTTTACCACTTGCTCCAACCTCATGTCTTTCAATTTCAATAGTCGGTAATTGTTGTACTCCAACAATTCCTTTTTCAGGGTCTAATTTCAGGTATACAAAGTTATCACCATATTTACATGTGTTTCTTGTCCACATAGGTAAATTGGTGTTGATGTCTAAGGCGTTATTAAATAAGTCCGCTAAGACCCCTTTAATTCTTTTTGATTCAGAATAAATCTGAAGAATAAATCCATCCTCATTTGTTGTTGTAGATTCTTCTGCGTAGATGTCTAATGCTGCGGAAATCTCGGGAGTATACTCCATTGATTCATAATCATATTGTGCTGATAACCTTGTAGGTTCATAATATATGGCTTGAGAATAAAGATTATTCTCCACCTTAGCCCATTGATTTGTGAGATAATATGTTTGTTGTGCTTGAAGTTTTTCTTTCTCATACTCCTCTCTACTTTTTGTGCGCAGGAGTTCCTTTTTATCAAACTTGAATGTCGGATAGTCTTGATTTAATAATGAGTTAGGTCCAAATGTTTGTGACAGTCTTTGCCAAACCGTCATATTTTGTTCTGCCATAATCTAAATTTACTCTTTACCTC